CGTCGTAATCCTTGCCGGCCTTGATCGCCTGGGCAAAGATCGTCGGGTTGGAGGTGAGCCCGGTCACCGCCTTCTGCTCGCGATAACCAAGCAAGGTGCCGTCACCCAGCATGCCGCGGGTGATGTTATCCAACCACAGACTCTGGCCGAGCCCATGGAGCGTGCGGGTCGGTTGTTCCATTGCAGTACTCCTTCATGAAATGAGGCGAATATTTCGATCAGGCCGAGCGCAACGCATTGCGACAGGGCCGCGAATCCGGCCGGCAGGGTAGCAAGATCGATGTCACGGTCTGATGACCGTTAGGACTATACGCCTGAAGGCCGCGCCCCGGCACCCGGCGCACGGACCGCTAGGCCATTTCCTGCCAGCGATAGAACTTCTTGTGCGCCATCGCGAGCATGGCGAGATCTTCCTTGGTGTCGCCGTAGGCATAGACCAGCGGAAAATCTTCGGGCGTGCACAGCTCGCGCACGCGGCGGCATTTTTCTGCGCTGACGCATTGCGCGCCCTGAAAGCGTCCGGTGAGCACGCCGTTTTCGGCGTGCAGCCGCGAACAGATCAGCTCCAGGCCGTGCTGCTCGCACCATGGAGAAAGATAGGTATCCAACGCGCCGGACACGACCAGCACCTTGTCGCCGCGCGATCGATGCCAATGAATGCGTTCCAGTGCTGTCGGCCGCACGATCGCGGGCAGGCATTCCTGCGCAAAATGCCGGCCTGCGCGCTTCAACGCATCCGCATGCAAGCCACGAAAACCGAAATGCACGACCCGCGCGCGAATCTCGTTCGCGGAAACTAAGCCCAGCCGATAACCAGCCACCAGCGGCGCAAAAAACGGGGCGCCAAGCACACGCCGGAAACGCGGCGTGGCAAAGCGCACGAACGCGCCGAAGGTTTCCTTGTGGGTGATCGTTCCATCGAAATCGAACAGGGCAAGGTTCATGCGTGCATGGTTGCCAAGCAGAGGGAAATCGCAGGATACCTTTCTGGAAGCAGAACAAGGATTCAGCGCAACAGGAAAGCGTGTCGATGACACACGCCATGGAAGTGATCGACACGCTCAGCTCAACCGCTGATGACGACTGTGGACGTCGATTCCTGCAATCGCAGCGTGCCAGCGAACAGGCGCCGAGCGGCAGCCGCATCGACGGACCGAAAACAAACGAGATTAAGGAATGGTGGCTATGGGTGCCACCAATTCAGGATCCCAAACCATTGTATTAACAACGCTTGTTGTAGCAACAATTTGAGACATACCCTCAAAGATACCACCATTTACGATGGTGAACGGTTGGTAACCAAAACTAAGCAGGCCCCACCATGGGTGCCCTTAAAATCCTTTCCTAGTGCGAAGTGGGTCGTCAGGGGCGTGGGGGGACAGCCCAGCATCAGTCTCGGTTTGCCGTGAGATTTTCGTTCTGCCGGTTCAACCATCTCATCTTGTGCGACACTTTGTGGCGACAATGTTGCTGCGCAGCTCTCGAAAGGCGCTGCGGAAGACCAATATGGATATAAGGGCGACGCTCTGGCGGAACGCCCTTTCTGTCCATAGGCAGCAGCCATAGGAGACGAGCCATGTCCTATACGGCCCTACAAATTGCGAATGCCTTTTTGGATCGCGCCAAAAAGGACAACAAACCCCTTACCAACATGAAGTTGCAGAAGCTCCTGTATTTCGCGCAGGGGCACTCCTATGGTTTGCGCAACAAACGGCTGATCGAGGACGACTGTCAAGCTTGGCAATATGGTCCAGTGTACCCCACGGTCTACCGGGCGTTCAGCCGCTTCGGCGCCGGCCCCATAACAAGCTTAGCTATTGATGAAACCGATATCGATTGGATGTTTAGCGACGATCCCAGCGCTCAGCCACCCGTCGCAGCCACGCCTAAGAATAAAGACGTGAATAGCTTTTTGGATGCCGTGTGGAAGGCATACAAAGACACGTCTGCAGTGCGTTTGTCTGAAATGTCGCACGTATCAAATGGGCCTTGGGCAACAGCTTGGAAGGCGGGTGTTCGCGGCGCCGTAATCAATGGCGACGAGATCGCGAAGTACTTCAAGAAGGCCAATGCAGCCGCAGCAGCTAAGAAGAAGGACGCTGCCGGCGCATGAGCGGTGTAGAGGCAGGGACGCCTGAAGGCGACACTGACGACGCTGCGGCCGCCAATGGCGTTGATTATGACGCCGGCGTATCGACAGAATTCGACGAGATCCTCGAGAGCGTCGACGCTGCTGCAGAGGCTGAAGGCAAGACTGCTGCCGCGAAAGAAAAGGAACTCTTCGAGCAAGAAGGGAAAATGGCGCAGCTCAAACTGGCCGCGGAGAAAATTCGCGGGCAAGCGGCGAAGAATCGAGATCGGGAGAAGACGACTGAGTTGCGTGGCGAGTATGCTGAGAAAGCCTATAGGCTCGCTGCGCGGTCAATATGGTTTTGGATCATCGTCATTGGTGTTGAGATTTACGTGCAACTTCTCTCTCCAGGCGAGAAAAGAGTGCTCAGTGATCCCGTATTGATCGCGATCACAACTGGGTGCACTGTAAATGTACTTGCGGCATTTCTTGGCGTGATTCGTGGTCTATTTCCCTCTGCATCAAAGGCGAAGGGAGAGAAGTCTAAAAAAGGAAAGAAAAGCAAAGAAGATTGACAGCCCCGCTTCAGCGGTGTTTTTCATGTCTGACGACGAAGTGCTATGAACACATATCGCGTCACTCCGAAAGCCACGCGGTAACCATCAGGCTGCCGGAGCTATCAGGATCTCTGAAACCAAGTAGGCACTTTTTCGCCTGGCTCACGCAGATTCTCGCAAGCGAACCCCACGAAGTCGCACGCTGCCTCATGTGCAGTCAAATTTGGGGGAATCCGTTCCGCTGCATAAAACGCATCGTCCATATGGCCAAGTATGCCGGTAGCAGAAAAGATATGACGCTGACTCAGCGCCTCATTCGGCTCTAAAGAAAGGTTGACAGCGTTTGCGAGCAACGCGGTCTGCACTTCGGTGATGAACTGGAATTTCTTCCACGTGAATTCGTTCGACAAGGGCGTCCTCCTTTACTTAAGTATCCAATGACGGTGCATGTGCACGGGCCGAAGTAATGAAGACTACCAAAATGTCCGGGTCGTTCGGAAAAAGGTAATCAAGGTAACCAAGTGTGCAAAAGAGTCAATTTCATCAATAAGAACAAATGGATACGGACAGTCGCCAAAGGTAACCTTAAAGTAATCATGAGGTAACTAGTTACCTTCTCAAAAGGTAACCTCCGCAAGACGGCCTGCGTCCGAAAATCAATGACTTAGCAGGCGATTACCTTTGTGGTTACCGAAAATTACCTCTTGGAGGTAATCTTTCCTGCCTTTAAATTCAATGCGTTATGCCCCGTTTTGAGGCGTGGTTACCTGGATTACCTTTTTCCGATGTCCCCTGCCATTTTGGGGCGATGACGGCCGCGGGAGTGCTTCGAAACAACCCAAGCATGCGTCGCTTTGCGTCTGCTCGCCGCCTCGCCGTGGGACCTGCCCCTTTCCGTTCGCCGGCCACTGACGGCGGTGGATATTTGCGTCGAAATCGACCTCTGAAGGCATCGCGGGCGTGGCGGGGGCAAGCGCGCGGCTGGGATCATCCTCGTGCCCGTCCCTTCGCACACCAAGTGCAGCTTTGCTCTGCGCTTACAGGCAAGGTCTTTCATGACAACAACAACTGCTTGTAAGAAAAATCCTACGCCACGACGAGCAAAAGGCTTAGAGGCTAAAGATCGATGCGTCACACATTCATCATGAATTCGTGTGCATGCTCCCTGAGCTATAGGAGCATGCAAGCAGTGGGAGCTTAGTCCGAAGCTAAGCGGTTCTTGCAGCATTGATATTGGCAGCGTTGTACAGGGGACGATGCATGGATGTGGCTCGGCGCGTTCGGGAAGACGGTGGTTGCCTAGGCATCACTGCCAAGAACGGAAATAGATCCTGGGAAGGCGTACTTCCGAAGCTGTTGCTCACGATCATGCGGATGGTTCCGCTTAGCCTGCTGCGACGAAACGATGCAGCCCGTTGGACGCACCAACGTACGTGGCTGATGGTGTTGGTGGTCTGCGGATGCAGCCTCGGCTTTTTTCCCGCCACGTCTTACGGCCAGAATCTGTACAGCTCACAGACCGAAGCGCTCAATCATTGCCACGCTGAAATCCAGAATGACGAGCAGAACTATGCGGGTGGAACGCTGGTTCAGCCCTGTACCGTAGCGAAGGATCCCTGGTACGACTATTACGGCTACATATTCACGTTCACGGCCCCATCGGGACTTTACGATCACTCCTCTTTTGACTTTGTCGGCTGGCCCAAATCCGATAAGCCTGCAAAGAGCCTAGGCGCGGTCTGTAATTGCGCCGGAGACCCAATCAATCTCGGTACCGGCAACGAGTACCGCGACGAGGAAGACGCTGTGCTGGGGGCGCTGGGTTTCCATCGTTACTACAACAGCGCCGCCGCAGTCGCCTCCGCCCATGTTGGGGCACATTGGCGGCACAGCTTTGATCGCAGCCTGGCGTACTTACCCAACAATAGTCCTGCGACCGTAACGGTATATCGGCCTGATGGCGTGCAAGTGAGTTTCACCTTGCAGGCAGGCCAGTGGGTGGCCGATACGGATGTGGCGGATCAACTGATCGAGCAAACCGATGCGTCCGGCGCGCCAGCGGGATGGACGTATGTGAATGCCGCGACGCGCTATCACGAAGCCTACGACGCCAGCGGAAATCTATTGTCCATCACGGACCCGGATGGGCTGGTCACCACGCTGACCTATAGCACGGTATCCACGCCAACCACTGTTGCGCCCGCCTCGGGGCTGCTACTGACCGTGACCGATCCACGCGGGCGCGTCCTGCGCTTTACGTACAACGGGCAGGGGAATATTTCGTCAGTCACCCAGCCCGATGGGAATACGTTGAGCTATGCCTACGACGCAACGGGCAACTTGATCAAGGTGACCTATCCGGACTCCACGTCGAAGCAATACGTCTACAACGAAAGCGCGCTGAATGGTGGCGCCAACCAACCCAACGCACTGACCGGCGATATCGATGAAGCCGGCTCACGCTTCACCAGCATCGCCTACGACGTGCAAGGGCGCGCAACGATGTCGCGTTTGTCCACCCAGATCGAACTCGTGCAAATCAGCTACGGGTCCAATGGCGGCACAAACGTAACCTACCCGGATGGCGTACAGACGAGGCTGGACGTCGTGATGCCCAATGGAACGGTGCACACCAGCTCGGTAAGCACCCCCTGCGGACCGCAATGCCATCAACCCCATGCTGCAGCCACCTATGACAACCGCGGTTATCTCGCCACGGCGACCGATTTCAAGGGCAACCTCACCAAGACAACCTACGACGCCAACGGATTGCTTGATCAACAGATTGACGCGTCGGGTACGACAAGCCAGCGCACGACGAATACCACCTGGAATACATCGCTGCGCGTGCCGTTAACGCGCACGGTGTTGGATGCTAGCGGTAATACCGTCGGTAATACGCAATGGGTTTACAACAGCATCGGCCAGGTGCTGGCTCGTTGCGACACCGATCCTTCTAACGGTGCAGCCTCCGGCTATACCTGTGCCGCTACGGGGACTGTGCCTGCGGGCGTTCGCCGCTGGAACTACACCTACTGCATCGCAGTAGGTACGAATTGTCCGTTGAGTGGCCTATTGCTTTCCAGTACCGGTCCACGCACTGACCTCACTCAGGCCACGACGTACAGCTACTACGCCAGTAGCAGCGCGACGAATTGCGGCACACCTGGTGCGGCGTGTTACCAGGCCGGTGACCTGTACAAAGTTACGGACTCCCTTGGTCACGTCACCACGATCGCTTCCTACGATGCGGACGGTCGTATCACACGCACCACCGACGCCAACGGTATCAACACAGATATGACGTATACCCCGCGCGGCTGGCTGTCTTCACGCAACGTAGGTGGTGCGACGACAAGTTTCACCTACACCCCGTACGGTGAGGTGCAGACTGTCACCAATCCCGATGGCGTCGTCATCACCTACGGTTACGACTCGGCGCATCGCTTGGTGAAGATCACCGATGCGCAAAACAACTACGTGCAGTACACCCTGGACGCCGCGGGCAACAAAACTGCCGAGCAGGTGTACGACTCAACGGGCGCTTTACACAAGAACCTGAGCCGTACCTTCAACACGCTGGGCCAGCTCACCAAGGTAATGGACGGTCTCAATCACACCATCTTCGATGCCAGCGCGAGCAATAACTACGACGCGAACGGCAATCTGGTGCAAAGCGCTGATGGCTTGGGCATCCAACGTCAATTGGGCTACGACGCTCTCAATCGCCTCGTGCAGACGATCGACAACTACAACGGTACGAACTAGCTCCACATCCAGTTGGCAGGGGAAAGCATGGATCAGAAGATTTTAAAGACTAAAGGAGTGCGCTTGAGGAGTGACGTTTCTTTCAGGAAAGGTTGCCGGAATTACTCATTTGCACCCTTCCGCAGTTTTGTAATAGCTGTCTGGCTCTTCTTGATTGCAGGTGCGGTCAGCGCGCAGTCCGGTTTAGTGATATGCCCATTTCAGGTAGGAATTCCGGGTGGAAGTCGCTCCCAGACTGAAGCGTACACGAACTGCCAAAAAGGGGCGCGGACTGAAGTACAAGCAAACTATGCAAACGGTGGTTCGGGATCGATCGTCTCCCCGTGCAGACTGTACCTTGATAACACGGGTACATACAGTTACGAGTATTGCGCCCTAGTTCACTACTCTATGCCCAATGGCAGTGGGCAATGGACGTCTTGTCAAGGTTGGAATGATGGCTTTGAGTCCATGCAGCCGGCCAAGAACCTGGCGCCAACATGCAACTGTGCCGGCGATCCCATCAATGTGGAAACCGGCAACGAATACCGCGATGAGGAAGATGCGTCCCTCGGTGATCTGAGCCTGCATCGTTATTACAGCAGCGACGCGTCCATGACGTCCTCGCACATCGGTGCGCACTGGCGGCATAGCTTCGATCGCAGTCTGGTTTATCAGCCGAGTAACATCCCGGCGACCGCCACGATGGTACGTGCCAATGGCGTGCAAAAAGTCTTCCAGCTACTAGCATCGGGGCAATGGACGCCTGACCCGGATGTGGCAGACAGCCTGACCCCGCAAACCGATGCCTCTGGCATCATCACCGGCTGGGTTTTCTTCGATGCTGCCACGCGCAATCACGAGAACTACGACACCAACGGCAATCTGGTGTCCGTCACCGATCCCAGTGGGCAAGTGACCACTCTGAGCTACAGCACCTCATCGACGCCCACCACTGCAGCGCCTGTCGCCGGCCTGCTGCTGACGGTCACAAACCCTCAGGGGCGTACTTTAAGCTTTACGTACAACGTCCAGTCCAACGTGACTACCGTCACCTTGCCGGATAGCAGGCAGCTCGCTTACAGCTATGACTCCAACGGCAACCTGGTCAAAGTCACCTATCCGGATACCAGTGCTAGGCAGTACCTCTACAACGAAAGCGCACTTAACAGCGGCACTAGCCAACCCAACGCGCTGACCGGCGATATCGACGAAACCAATACGAGGTTTTCAAGCGTCGGTTACGACGCGCAAGGACGGGCCATCCTGTCGCGGCTGGGCGCCAACATTGCGCAGACACAAGTAACCTACAGCAGCAGCGGCGGTCCCACCGTTACCTATGCGACGGGCGCACAGACCACGTTCGGCACGACCGTAATTAACGACGTCACGCTTTCCCCATCGATCTCAGCCGCGTGCGGTACGGGGTGTGGTCAGTCCTACCAATCAACCGCATTCGATGCCAACGGCCGTCCGACGTCCAGGACGGATTTTAACGGCAACCTGACAAAAACCACTTTCGATGCCAACGGGTTACTCGATCAGCAGATTGATGCATCGGGCACCGCAAGCCAGCGTACGACCAATTTCACTTGGAACACCACGCTACGCGTTCCGCTGACACGCGTCGTACTCGATGCGAACGGCAATACTGTTAGTTCGACGCAGTGGGTCTACAACAGCGCAGGCCAAACGCTGGCACGTTGCGAGATTGGTCCCAGCAATAGCGCTGCCACGGGCTATACCTGCTCCAACACCGGCACCGTCCCGGCCGGTGTACGCCGCTGGACTTACACCTACTGCACCGCCGTCGACACCACGCAATGTCCTATCGTGGGGTTGATGCTAACGGCCATCGGTCCACGTACCGACGCCGCGCAAACCACCACCTACAGCTATTACATGGCGAGCAGTGCAACGAATTGCGGCACGTCTGGTGCAGCCTGTTATCAGGCAGGCGACTTGCACACGATTACCGACGCGCAAGGCCGCGTGACGACGATAGCCTCGTACGACGCCGACGGCCGTATTACCCGCATCACGGATGCCAACGGCATCAACACCGATCTCACCTATACCCCGCGGGGCTGGCTCGCATCGCGCAGCATAGGCGGCGCCACCACCCGTTTCACATATACGCCCTACGGTGCCGTGCAGACGATCACCGATCCGGATGGAGTGACGACAACCTATGGCTATGACGTCTCCCATCGCTTGGTGAAGACCATCAGCGCTTCTGGTGAGTATATCCAGTACACCCTCGACGCCGCTGGCAACAAAACGGCCGAGCAGGTTTACGACGCCAACGGCAATGCGCGTAAGAGCTTAAGTCGTACCTTCAACTCGCTCGGACAGCTCACCACCGTGGTCGATGGTCTGAGTCACACCGTCTTCAATGCGAGCGCAACCGGCAGCTACGACGCGAACGGCAATCTGGTGCAAAGCGCTGATGGCTTAGGCATCCAGCGCCAACAGGGATATGACGCGCTGAATCGCCTCGTGCAAACGCTCGACAACTACAACGGCACGAACTGACAGGGGCATGGCCATGGATCAAGGACACGCAGTGAAGGTTTTAACCGTTGGGAAAGTGAACACGCGTAGGGAACTTGGGAAACAAACAGGAATAGGGGAATGCGCCATGAAGGTAAGTAAGAAGCCGCTGGCCGGCATCATGCTCGGCTTAGCGGTCGCCATCAGCACCGCGCCCGTGGCCGCGCAAACCGCCAACACCAAGACCACCTACACCTACGACGCCCTGGATCGCATCACGCAAGTGACCGACCCCAGTGGCCTCAACACCACGTATCAGTACGACGGCCTGTCGGATGAAACGCAGCTCACCAGCCCCGACACAGGCGTCACGGCCAAGACTTATGACGCCGCCGGCAACGTACTAACAGCCACCGACGCAAAGGGCAACACAGTCACTTACACCTATGACGCTCAAGATCGTCGCCTGAGTGCCAGTTACGCAGACAGCACGCAAAACATTAGCTATACCTACGATGAACCCAATGGCGTCACGGGTTGCACCACGTCATATCCCATCGGCCATCTGACACGTGTTGTCGAAAATGCCGTTACCACGGTCTTCTGCTACAACGCTCAGGGCTATGTGATCCAGAAGAGTCAGACAGTCAATGGTCACACAGATGTAACGAGCTACACACGCAGTCTGGGTGGTAAGGTTCTGAGCATCACGCATCCCAGCGGCGATCAAGTGACCTACAGCTACGATGCGGATGGCCACGTCAGTGGTGTTACCGCAACGACGGCTCGTGGTACCAGCACTCTCGTCAGCAACGTCACCTATCTGCCGTTCGGACCGGTAAGCAGCTATACGCTCGGTAACGGCCAAACGATCACGCGCACCTACGACGCTAACTATCGACTAACTGATCTTGTCAGTCCGGCGTTCACACTGCATGTAGCGCGGGATGCGATGGGTAATATCACTGCGATCGGTAATAGTCCGGGTGCAAACCCGGCCACTGAGACGTACACCTACGATCCGCTGTATCGCCTCACAGCCATCACGGAGGCCAATGGCAGCACGCTCGAAAGCGTGACGTACAACCAGACTGGTGACCGTCTCAGCAAGACGGGCAGTGGCCTCGCGACGGGCGCTTACAACTACAATTCCAACACCCACCAACTGATTGCAACGGGCAATGCTGCACGGACAGTGGATGCCAACGGTAACACCACTGCCATTAGCCAAGCTGGAAGCACGTATGGGTTTGGTTACAACGCGAGAAATCGCATGGCCTTGGCGCAGCTCAACCAAACCACGGCCGCGAATTACGCTTATAACGCTGACGGTGAGCGCGTAGCAAAGACGACCACAGGTACTACCGAACGCTACAACTATACTCAGGATAGTCAGCTTCTAAGCGAATACGGCGCTACCAATCGAGAGTATGTTTATATTGGTGATATCCCGGTCGCGAACCTGGATACGCAAGGTTCGGCCACATCGATTGCTTACGTTACAGCGGATGAGGTAGGCACGCCGCGCGTTATAGCCGATGGTAGTGGCAACACGATGTGGGCGTGGGCGTATCAAGGAAATCCTTGGGGTGAACAGCAGCCTACCAGTAGCGGCTACACCTATAATCCGCGGTTTCCCGGCCAATACTATGACGCAGAAACTGGCCTGAACTACAACATCAATCGATACTACGATCCGACGACTGGACGATATGGTCAGGCCGACCCATTCGGATGGTTTGGTGGACAGTGGAGCTTGTATGCCTACGGTAGTAACAATCCGACTCTGTATTTTGATCCCCTTGGCCTACAAGATACCCTGCCCATTACTACAGGCGCAGGCGTGCCTAATCCGGGTAGATCAGCACTGGGGTGCGTAGTTGGCATAGGCGTTGTAGTCGGTGGCGCGGCTATCCTATGTGCTCCTACCGGGCCAGGCGAAGCAGCGTGTATACCTGCTGCGGGAATTGCTGCCGCTGGGGCGTTAGGTTGTGCCGGAGGTGCGGCGGCAGCGAATGCTATGGGTGGTTCCAATAACGTTATCCCATTTCCGGGGAGTAAACCCAAGTCCATTCCAGATACGTGTCCTGCAACCGATGGGGATGGTGACGATGACCATTGTTGGAAGCGATACGAAGATGATACTGATGTATGCAACGCGATATCTAAACGACGTGGGGCCGCCAAAGCACGGCTATGTCATGCATCTGCTGCGCAACGCCTTGCAGCGTGCCAACGCGGTGCGCCAATACCACCTCTGATTACTTGGAACAACTAATGGCTGAAAAACAACACGACCACCTCATAACGGTTGATTTGCAAGCGCAATGCATCAGAGTGTTTCGCCTTGAGCCGAATGGAGAGAAAGTACTCTTTACTGAATATTCGCTCCCCGAAGCAGAAAGCGCTGGGTGGACAGAAAAAGTTACCGAGCTTGCCCATGTTTTAGGGGAAGATCTCTTTATGGATTCTTCTGCACTTCGAAAGCGTTATTCGCTTTGACGTCCGCTGGGCAACTCGGCGGTGGAATAGGGATTGAAAGTAACGATTTCATCTTCCATCCAGTCGTTGAGCTCCCTTAGTCGTGCCTGCAGCGGAAGAAGCTCGTTGACGACAAAGACTTGTGCTGCAGGTACCACCGATCCAAAGCCGGTGGTGCCGGTTGGCACCAGGCCAAGCAGCTGCGGCGGCACACGATGTGCGGCCAGCACATCATCTCGCGTCACATTCTTGATGTTGAAGAACTCGTCCTTGGCGGACACTTCGCTGATCGGCATCAACTGAAGTCCGTCCTTCTTTCCGCCCGGCGCATACATAAACAGGTTCCTAAAATTCCCCGGCCCCTTACCTCGTCGATTTCGCGGCGTCGATCAACGCCTGACCGAAGGCGGCCGGCATGCCGGCCGCTTGCTCTATTAGCCCTTTGAAGGAATGCCCCCATGGCCCTGCCGCGCAAGCTCAAGAATTTCAACCTGTTCAACAACGGCAACAGCTATCTCGGCCAGATTGCCGAGATCACCTTGCCCAAGCTCAGCCGCAAGATGGAAGAGTGGCGCGGCGGTGGCATGGACACCGGCGTTGAAGCGGATCTCGGCGGCGAGCTCATCACGCTCGAATGGACCGCCGGCGGCATCATGCTCGATGCGCTCAAGCAATTCGGCATCACCAGCGCCGTCGGCTGCCTGCTGCGCTTTGCCGGTGCGTACCAGCGCGACGACACCGGTGCGACCGATGCGGTGGAGGTGGTGGTTCGTGGGCGCCATAAGGAAATCGACTTCGGTACCGCCAAACCGGCCGACAACACCCAGCACAAGTTCACGACGAGTTGCGCGTATTACAAGCTCACCGTCAACGGTGAGGTCCTGATCGAGATCGACCCGCTCAATTTCATTTTCAACGTCGGCGGCATCGATCGCCTGGCCGATCAGCGTCGCGCACTCGGCGTCTAACCCTCCATTCTTTTCTCCTTGCCCGTTGCTATCCGCGGGCCATTCCTTCTTTGCTTTCGGAGCGCACCATGACGCAACTCAACGATATCCCTACCGCTGCACCGACCGGCATGGTCACCGTTACGCTGGATGTCCCCCTCGTGCGCGGCACCCAGACCATCGCATCGGTGGATTTGCGCCGACCGAAATCCGGCGAGCTGCGCGGCGTCAACCTGTCCGACCTGGCGCAGTTGGACGTGTCCGCGCTGATCAAGGTGCTGCCGCGCGTGTCCATGCCCACCTTGACCGGCAGCGACGTGGAAAACCTCGATCCCAGCGATCTCATGAAGCTCGGTGCGGAGATCGTTGGTTTTTTGCTGCCGTCGCAGAAAGCGGCGTTCCTCTCTGCGTAGAGGATGTCATGGCGGACATCGCGGTGGTGTTCCACTGGCCACCGGCCGCGATGGCCGATTTTGAGCTGGACGAATTGATGGCCTGGCGCGAACGCGCCCGGCTGCGTAGCGGTACGGAGTGATGTGTGGATCTCAAGCTGTCGGTGTTGCTGCAGACCCTGGATAAGGCCACCGCGCCGCTCAAGAAGGTGCAGGCGGCCAGCAAGGCTGCCGCGGAGCAACTCAAGAAAACACGCGACACGCTGCGCCAATTGGATGAGGTGCAGAAGAAGGCGGGCGACTTCCGCAAGCTGAAACAAGGCACGCGCGATACCGCGGTGCGCATGAAGGATCTGCAGGCGCGCATCAATGCGGTGGCGCGCGAAATGCGCGAGACCGACAAACCCACCGCCGCACTGTCCCGCCAGTTCAAGCGGCTGACGGCGGAGGCGCGCGATCTCAAGGCGCAGAAGGCCGAGCAGATCCGCACGCTGCAGCAACTCCGCGAAGGGCTCGCCGCGGCCGGTGTCGATACGCGCCATCTCGGTGCCGCCGAAACACGGTTGCGCACGCAATCGGCCGCCACCACGCGTGTGATGGAACAGCAGACGGCGGCACTGCGCGCACAAGGCGTCCAGGCGCAGCAACTGGTCGCGCTACGCGAGCGCCTGGCGCGCGGCCAGGGGATGGGCGCGAATCTGTCGATCGCCGGTTATGCCGCCATGCAGACGGGTCGGCACCTGGTCGACCAAGTGCAGCCGGCGATCCACGAGGCGAAGATCTATCAAACGAACCTGGCGCAGCTCCGTGCGCAGGGCGTCAGTGACGCGGACATCACGCAAGCGGAACGCTTCGTGCGTAGCGATACCACGCGCGGCAGCGCCATCAACGACAAGCTGGAGATCCTCAAGGACGCGAACTCCATCTTCCGCGACATGCACGAAGCCGTGCAGGTCGCGCCGTCGCTGCTGAAGGCCAAGTACACCTTCGAATCGCTGATGGCCGAACACGGCGACGGCAGTGGCCACGGCCAGGAGACGGTCAACCAGCTGATCGATGCGATCCGCACCGGTGAGCTGCGCAATGCGACCAAGACGCCGGAAGATTTCCGGCATCTGCTGGACATGATGAGCCGTGCGTATGTCGGCTCCGGCGGCCTGGTGAAGCCGTCCGATTACCTCGAAACCATGAAGGTGGGCGGCGTCGCCGCCAAGCTGATGGACGAGAAGGCGCTGTTCTTCGGCGCCATGCACACCATCCAGGAAATGGGCGGCATGCGTGCTGGTACCGGCTTTGCGTCGGCGTACCAGAACTGGGCGGCGGGACGCAGTACGCAGCAAACCGCTGAAGCACTCGCGCAACTCGGCCTGGTCAACAAGGACGCCGTCAAATACGGCAAGAACGGCCACATCACCAAGATGCTGCCGGGGGCGCTCAAGAACCAGGCGCTCTACGAGAGCAACCCTTATCAGTACATGATGACCGAGGTCATCCCGCGGATTAACCCGACGGGCAAGCTCACCGATGACCAGGTGGTGAGCAAGCTCAATGCGCTTTTCAGTGCGCGCAAGGGCGGTGACCTTTTCGCTGGCATGTTCATGCAGCGCGCGAACATCGAGAAGCAGCTGGCTGCCGCGGGCAAGTTTGCCAGCCTCGACGACGCCTACCGCATGACCGGTGACACGGCGGCCGGGCAGGAAGCGGATCTCGAAGCGGAGAAGCGCAATCTGTACCTCACGCTCGGCCGTGAGGTGTTGCCTCTGTATGTGGCCGGCTTGCGCAAGCTCGTCGTCGTGTTGAAGACGCTGACGGAGGGCGCACAGAAACATCCGGCCATCGCCAAGGGCCTGGCGCTCGTTGCCGGTGGCTTCGGTGTGCTGATGATGAGTGTCGGCGGCCTGATGGTGGTGCTGGGCGGATTGATCGGGCAATTCGCGCTGCTACGCTTTGCGATGGGGCGCGTCCGGTTGGGATGGGCAGCACGCGGTGCTGCTGCAGCGGGTGGAGAAACCGCCGGTGGTGGGGTGTTGGCAAGGCTGGGTGGACTTGCGCGCAACATCTTTCCGGCGATGGCGACCGGTGCGCGTGCGGCCATGCTCGCGATCACGGGCGTGAGCTGGCCGGTGCTGGCGTTGATCGCGGCTGTCGCGGCGCTTGGCATCGTCGTTTGGAAATACTGGCAGCCAATCAAGGCGTTCTTCGTCGGCATCGGCATGGGCCTGCGTGATGAACTGCTGCCGGCGTTGTCCGCACTCGGTACGGCGCTCGCCCCGCTGAAACCCGCGTGGGATGCCATCGCCGATGCATTGAGTGCGGTATGGCGCTGGCTCGTCGGGTTGTTCGAACCCTTTCAGGCGACATCCGAGCAATTGGCGGGCGCGACCGCGCACGGCGTCACCTTCGGTCGTGTGCTCGGCGCCGCGTTGGCCGGTGTGGTCACAGCGATCACCTGGGCCGTGCAGGCGTTCACCTGGTTGGGCACGAAAATCGGCGAATGCATCGGCTGGATCACCGTAAATTGGAGCGGCATCACCGACGTGATCAAGCAGCCCTTCGCCACGGCATTTCGTTGGATCAGCGACAAGTTAGAGGGTCTGCTCGACAAGTGGCGTGCGCTGAAAGCCGCGCTCGGACAGGACAGCTCCAGCGCAAGCGGCGAGGCACGCACGTGGGATTGGAACGACGGCCGGGTGCCGCCACCGCGGTTTGCCGTCGACGGCAGCGCGCCGATCAAGGCGGGCAACGCGGGGAGCACCATCACCAACAGCTACGCAGTGACCGTGCACGCCGCGCCAGGCAGTGATCCGCACGCGACAGCGCGTGCTGTCTCCGCGGAATTGGATCGCCGCGAGCGCGCCAAGGCGGCGGCATACCGCTCGCGGTTGAGCGATTCGGAGTAACGCATGCTGATGGCACTGGGCCAATTTGTGTTTCAACTGCCGGATCTCGCGTACCACGAGCTGCGCCGCTCGACCGCGTGGCGGCATCCCGGCAACAGCCGCGTCGGTGCGCGCGAGGCACGGCAGTATGTGGGGCCGGGCGAGGACAGCATTACCCTGAGCGGCGTGCTGGTGCCGGAGATCGCGGGCAAACGGGTGAGCCTCACCACGTTGCGCACCATGGCCGATACGGGCGATGCCTATGCGTTGGTGGACGGCACCGGCAACGTGTTGGGCGCCTGGGTGATTGATCACCTGCAGGAAGGCGCCACGCACTTCGCTCCGGACGGCGTACCGCGGCGGACGGAATTTACGATCTCGCTCGCGCGTACGGATGATGGGCGCGTGCAGAGTGCACCGCCGGGTCACGACAACCTCACCGGTACCGTGAACAACGGCAGCGCGATGCAGGGTTATGCATGAGCGGCAGCAACCCGAAGCCGCGCTGGAAGGTCACGCTCGACGGACGCGACCTGACCTCGACCCTGGCACCACGCCTGATCTCGCTCAAGGTCAGTACCTGCCGGCAGTACAGTGCCGACCAGCTCGATATCGAGCTCAGCGACCACGACGGACAACTTGCGTTGCCGCCGAAGACCGCGACGTTGCAGGTGTGGCTAGGCTGGGATGATACGGGCCTCACCGACATGGGCACGTTTGCGATCGACGAACTGGAACATACCGGTGCGCCCGATCAACTCATCCTGCGCGGACGCAGTGCACATTTGCGCGGTGATCTGCGTCAGCAGCGTGAGCAGAGTTATACCGACACCACAGTCGGCGCGATCATCCGCCAACTCGCAGGACGCAACAATCTGACACCGCGTTGCCATGCCAGCCTGGCCGATGCAGTGGTGGACCATGTCGAGCAGACCAACGAAAGCGACATCAATTTTATGACACGGCTGGGTAAGCACTACGATGCAGTGGCCACCATCAAAGCGGGCGTGTTGATCTTCTGCCCGATCGGCGAAGGCACCACTGCCACGGGGAAGCCGCTACCCAGCGTGACGTTGGTGCGCGCGGAAGGTGATCAACACCGGTATCACGCGGCGGATCGCGATGCATATGGGGGTATTCGTGCGCTGTACGACGATGTGCACACTGGCAAAACTGAAGCTGTATTGGTCGGCACTGATGACGGCAACGGTTTGAAGACCTTGCGCACCATCTACGCGAGCAAGAGCAACGCATTGCGCGCGGCGCGTAGTGAATACCGAAGGCTACTGCGCGGAATCGTGACGTTTGATTACACGCTTGCGCGCGGGCGTCCGGACCTCTACCCCGAGATGCACGTCCGAGTGCATGGCTTTAAGCCAGAGATCGATGTGACCGACTGGATCATCGTGCGAGCGGAGCATTCCCTGGATGGGCAAGGTTTAATCACGCGACTAGAACTGGAATACCATACCAATGAGGGCCTACTTGATTGACATGTCTTCCTGGCCCATTCCGGCAGCCTGTTTCTCGGCAAGGTTGATCTTCAGGGCATACCCAACGACCTGATATGTATCTGACGTAGCATTCCGTTAGCTACCAAATGTCATAAATTGTAAGCGCTGCTCGCCGCCATCCCCATTCCATGGCTGGACATCCTTTACTTTTGCGCGTGGGTCGCCAGCGGAATCAAGTACAACCCCCATTACGAAGGGCACTTTAGGCTTTATTACGTGATCGTATATTCTAACGCCGTACTCATAATCACTCTTTAGTTCAGAGATTGAAACTTGCTGCATACCTTTGAATCCAGCGTATTGCCAAGAATAACCTTTGATCCTATCTGTTGTTATCACTTTAAAGCCAATTTCGTTCGCCCAAAATTGAGCTTCAAAAACCACCATCGCCGCCTTAGGTTCATCTTGCGCCAAATGAAGAGAAATTTGCAGATTCTGAGAGGGAGCCTGGTTGGGCTTCTTTTCTCTTGTGATAGCGGAATAGATATCCGTTAACCACTCCGCCTCGGTCTTAGACTCGATATCAATATAAAAGCGACTCTCGAGGAATGGCGGAAATTGAGATATGTGCCCGGCCTTTATTGGGATAATAAATTCTGGCTTGATTCCATTTATTTCGTCCGAAAGAGCTTTTTTTAACTCAGTTCGAACCCATGGTTTTTCGATTGAATTAGGAGACAAGAAGATCAAAAATTTATCTGCGTCATTGATTCCGCTGTGAACTTTTTCTATTAAGTCGTCCCCACCTAATATTTCGTACTTATCCAGCCATCCTTGAATATCGGGATAGCGGTCGGCAACCCTCAAATATACCTGCTCAACGAGTGGCTTATCCTCGGAGGCGTGACTAAAGAAAACTTTCATTTCTGATCCTTTGTTTGCAGTAATTGTCCTGCTCTCGAAAGACGATCACTTGTCGCGCTGTAGGAGTATTGACTGTGATACATCGCGCGGCAAGCCGGCAATCACAGAAAACACCATGGCTATTACAACGCCGCAGCCTGCGAAAAGCGCGCCAGCGACAACCCCTCCTCCAAGAGAGCCGGAGGCGATAGCAAAGGGCAATGGTATGACCAGGCCAATCAAGGCGCCCGTGACGCACATGCCATAGGTAGATGCAGCACTTTTTGAGCGTGCAAGACGATAGAAGGGCCAACCAATGCACCAAGTGCCGATGCACGCCACACCCAGTACAAGGAGATGTAATGGCCACAAATCTTCAAAGCGAATCCATCTCTGAAGCTCCTGTTTGTCGCTCCCGACATTCATAAACAACCATGACAGGATGATGCTAAGAACTGGCGCGACGAATGGCGCAATCAGCGCAGCGACGATGATCCGAGGCTTGCTTGGACGATCGAGTGTTTCCATAACCGCATCATCCTTGTATGAGCTTGAAGCCTAAGACTTTCCGCGTGTGGCTACCCACTCCGCATATTCCGGCACCGATCGGGCAAGTTGCATTTCCAGCCACGCCTTTTCGTCTTCGTTGTGCGTACCCATCCAGTGCGACAGGAATCCACCGATCCGGTGCATCCGGGGATCGCTACCACTGTTTTCTGTGATGGTGACGGAGGCCGAGTCCCCATGCATTGCGCCGGTGCCCAGCAGTAGCCAGTCCAGGCTGACACCCTTACGTTTTGCAAGGATCATGCATTCCTCGTAGGGCACCTTGTTCCGCGTCCGCCAACCGCTGACCGTGCTCGTCCCGTAGCCAAAATACTGCCCTAACGCGATATCCGTTCGTACTCCGGCCACTTCCTGCATCCGGTCGATGATCGGTGCTGCTTCAAATTCGGCCACGTAACTCTCCCTCGTTTTGCGGAATTCCTGCATATCTCATATTGCAATCACGCAATTTGCGTGTATTCTGCGGATTGTGTGACACATCGAGGCCATCGTACCCCATGCCGAGCATGCGTAAATCACCCGTCCGCTATTCCCCGCGAGGGGTCACCAAAAAGGTCATCGCCCTGCGTCTGCTCGCCCCCGAGCACGCTCGCCACGATGCGCTGGTTCGCCAGAACGATTGCTCCAGCGCCGCCTTTGCCCGCCAGATGTACCTGCGCGGCCTGGCAAGCTACGAAGCCTCCGCGACCATGCCGACGGATGCGCGCCGCATGAATAAAGCGCCGGGAGTGAATCGCGCATGAGCCGTCACCCGAGCTGTTCAGCTTCCGCACGGCGCGAGAGTCGCTTCAGGGTGAAGTGCCCGCACTGCCTGAGCTTCGCCCGCGCCCGCAGCAGCGACCTGCTGACGCCGACGTACCGCGAGGTGCGCTTCGAGTGCCAGAACGATGCCTGCGGGCATATCTGGGTGGCCGGGCTGGAAGCCCTGCGTACCTTGTGCCCGAGCGACATCCCCAACCCCGCCATTTCCATTCCGCTCGCCGCCGGGCGAGCGCACCGCAGCGAGCCGGCCACCCCGGCCGGCTGATTCCGTTCCCCACAACCCGGAGAGACTTCACCATGTCGCAGACGACCCTGCACGAGGTGGCCATCGGCTACCTGCTCGCCCACCAGGCCGAGCACCTCACCCACGACCGCCATCATTTGATTGGACGCTGCGCACGACACTTGCAGGAGCGCGGCGCGACCGCCGAACGCGCCCATATCGTCGCGTTGCAGGCGCTGGGTGAGCTGGATACACGGGCTACCAAGGCGCACGTGGAGCTGACGCACTGCACGAGCTTTGCCGTCTTCGTGGTCGATCCGGTGACGCGCGCCCGCATTGCGTTTACCGCCGCCGATCTCATCCGTCTCGCGCGGGAGCATGCGGCACGTCACGAGGCGATGGCGACCACGCACTGACCGGGACACGCACATGCATAGTCAACTCGTTCCTGCTCTGGCCAGCCACACCACCATCGCGCTGACGGACGGCCAACTCGATATCACCACCAGCACGTTTACCGGCACGCGGCACCCGGTGTCCTTGCATGCCGGCCCCGCCGGTGTTTTTATGACCCTCGACCAGGCCATCGAGGTGGGAAGCGCGCTGATCGCAGCCGCTCACCACTATCGCGCGGTCATGGCGCAGCAGGATGCGTCGCCGGAGGCCGCGCCGTGAATGCCGTCGAGCATGATGCGCAGGCATCGGCACCGCGTGACTGCATTCTTCGCCTGCCGGTGGTGTGCGCACGCACTGGGCTATCCGCGGCGACGGTGTACCGGCGCATCGCCGCCGGTCACTTCCCCCGTGCCGTCAGCCTGGGCGGCAAGGCAGTCGGATGGCGTGAGAGCGCCATCAACGCCTGGATCGCGGCGCGTGGCGGCGACGCATGAACACGACCCTGCATCAGGACATCACGCGTCGCCTACTCAGGGATTACGAGTTCAAGGACAAGGAGGGCAAGTGGCTGCAGGAAGGCCGCTGCCCGCACTGCGGCAAGAAAGAGCTCTACACGAATGCGCAAAGCCCATGGGTAGTGCGCTGTGGGCGCGAGAACAAGTGTGGGTGGGAAGGCCACGTCAAGGATCTCTACGCCGATCTCTTTGAGAGCTGGTCGGAACGTTTCGTGGTCACCGAGACGAATCCGCATGCGGCAGCCGATGCGTACCTCACCCACGCGCGCGGTTTCGACATCGCGCGCTTACGCGGCTGCTATACGCAGGAGAGTTATGTCGATCGCGAGCTGGATGCCAGCACGGCCACGGTGCGGTTTCCGCTGCCCGGTGGTGGTTATTGGGAACGGTTGATCGATCGGCCGCAACGGTTCGGCAAGAAGAAGGCCCGCTTCAACTTCGGCAGCCAGCATGCCGGCCACCAGCCACTCGCCTTTGTTCAAGTCAAACTCCGCCCATTCAGCCCAGCGCAGTTCGCCAGGCCTGGTGAAGACCATGGGCGCGAGTTTCAACGCCGCACGGGTGATATAGGTACCCGTATAAGCGTCAATCGCACGCAGCAACTCTCCTATACGGTCAGGATCGGTGATCGTAGGAAAGTTGCGCTTCAATGGCAGCGGCAACGCCCCTTGCAGGTCCGCGGCCCAGTCACGTTCGACGCGGCCGTCGATTATGGCGTACCGGAAAATCTGGCTCAGATGCCGTCTTATCCGGTGCGTGGTTTCCAGGGTGCCTCTTTCAGCAATGCGTTTGAGCACGGCCAACAGCTCAAGTGCAGTAATGCTGTTGATGGGGCGCTCGCCGAGCCACGGGAATACGTCGTTTTCGAGGCGCAGCTGGACCTTGGCCGTATACGTTTCGGCCCATTCCTGCCGCTTGAGTTCGATCCACTCCATGGCAACAGCCTTGAGGCTGTTTTCGGTCGACAGTTGCTGGGTAATTTTCTGGACCTTTCGTTGCGCACTGGGGTCGACCCCATTCGCCAGCAGTTTCCTGGCGTCATCTGCCGCTTCACGTGCGGCCGACAGGCTAACGTCGGGAAACACGCCCAGTCCCAGCATCTTTTGCTTGCCTGCGTAGCGGTATTTCAGCCGCCAATACTTCGCCCCTGTAGGCTCAACCTGCAGATAGAGTCCCTTGCCGGCCGCGAGCCTGTAGGTCTTATCGCGCGCCTTCGCGTTGCGCACAGCCAACGCTGTTAAATCCGCCATCCTTACTCTCCAAAACACCGGCATCCATGATGGTGGTACATCCGCCTCAAAGCCGGTTTCGCAAGAAAATGTACCATCACAAATACCACCGGGCGACGTGCGCTTTGGTGCGATTTCTTGAGAAGAACTGAGAAGACGAGCAAAGTAAAAACCGCATGGGAATGCGGCTTCCCGGGCTTTCGTGAGAAGTCTTGAGAGGACGTGATACGAAGGAATGGTGGCTATGGGTGGACTCGAACCACCGACCCCAGCATTATGAGTGCTGTGCTCTAACCGGCTGAGCTACATAGCCAAGGGGTGCGCCGTCCGGGGACCGGAGCGGGCTTTGTTCAGGCG